CCTTTTGCAGCCCCTGCCCCTTTTGCTGCATTTCCTCCTTTTGTGAGTTGATTAAAAATTGCATAATCTAATAAACCACCACCAATCGCAGCAGCGGCGGCTAATCATCCACCACCACCGCCAGCACCTGCCATACCCACACCTTCATTATTTTGTAGAATTGCATCGCGTATTTCTTCTAATAGTCTTATTTTTCTTTCTTCTCGTTGAGATTGTTCATCTTGACTTTCTTCTAGTAGGGCTTCGTTTCCTCCTCCACCACCAGAAGAATCAGGAGCAACATTAGCACCGCCGCCTCCACCCCTAAAAGGAGCAGATGCCAATCCTGTTAACATTTTACCAAAACCACCAGATCTTTCTTGTGGTGATGCTTCTCCCTCTCCCTCTCCACCTCCGCCAGAAGTTAAATAATCAAAGGCAGCATATTTACCCAAACCACTAAAGAAACCACCTGTACGACCTCCTGCTGCTTTAGCACTTCTTGGTGCTCTAGCACGTCTTTTAAAGACCTTTCCTGCCGCTGATATTAATCTTCCTAATGCCATTTACTTTCTCTTTTTTCTTTTGTCGTGATAGTATTTGTTTACTAAATTTAAGTAAATTCCTCTTTCCCAAGGTATTAAATTATCCAGATCACTCAAAGAATGATTAAAATATTTTAATAATATAAAATTATTTTTATAATAATTCTGTAAAGACTCCCTTGAAATAATTAGATTAAAAAATCAAGAATGTTTTCCACTACTACTTTTATATTTTTCTGTGTGTATGGTGACATATGTTCTTTTTCATAAATTACTTTTGGCATATTATCAAAAAATTCAGAAATTTTAGAAATATCAGAAGTAGGAACAGATTCAATAAAATCTACGAGTTCTTGTTCGCTGCAATTTTTGGCTTCATAAACATTTTCTTTATCAAAGATTTGTTCTATGGACGAAACAATTATGTTTATTAAATTATCACCTGTTAGTTTTGTTTTTTTGGTTTGAAAATAAAACTTTAAATGAGTTCTGATATTAGGATATTTTAAGATTACACCTATTTCATTGTTTATTTGAATTTTATTTTCTATTTTTTTCTTTTTAATTACTTTTACTTCATCAAGATTCATTTCAGAATCAAAAGATTTTTTAACTTCATTATCTTTTACTTTAATTTGAACAATTTCTCCTAAAGATTTTGATCTTATTTTTATGAATAGATCTATAAAGTCAAAGTAAGGAAGTTCAGATACATCTATATCTGTTATCATACAATTTTGAACAACACCAATTAAATTTTCAATTATATTTTCAGATTCATCAGTTTGTATTGCTGTTAGTAAAATTTTTTCTTCTTTTACTAAAAATGGTCTATATGTGACTTCTTTATTGTTTAAAATTAATTTTGTTTTATATACAGGCACTTCAATTTTTGGCAGTTTCATTATTAATCCTTTATATTACTAATCTTGAAGAATCAAAGTAAGCAAATGTGATACTTAACCTTGCATAATTATTTTCATCGCCCCAATTTAACTGTATATTATCTATACCTATAGGAAAAGCATTAAATAATTGCAAACCGTATGTGACTGTTCCATTTAATCCTAGTTGAAAAATTTGAATAGAACCAACTATATCTTTATAATAATTTTTAGAGTATCCGAAAATTTGATCCATATTAGTAGGAACAAAGATGATATTTTCCATCCAATATTCAATTGCATCTCTCGCTGAATGTTTTTCATCAAGTACGAAATTTATGACTGCTTGACCTGATGGATTTCTCTCAGAAGGAACAGAAAAACTAGGAGATTGATCATACTTAAAATCGGTTGTACTTATTCCAAGAGCCGGAAATTCAGCACTCTCAATTGGAATTGAACTGAAAGCATTAATACCAAGATTTGCAGGCGGCGCGACATTGACAACAAATCTATTAGTTCTTGCTATTCCGTTTTTTGCAATAAATGATGGGAAGATTGAATTATAGTTTGTTGGGGGGTTTGACATTTTTATTTTATACCCAGATGGTGTTCGGTTAAAATTTTAAACTTGATATTATTTTCTTTTGCAAAATTGTTTGCATACTTCCATTTTTGCTTGTTTACTTCCCATTTTGTTATTTCTTTTAGTTCTTTTTTGGACAAATTTGTTTTATTATTTATATTGGGATTGGTGCATTCTTTGTATGGTTTTATTTCTATTAAATATTCTTCTATGTTATTTTTTGTTTTTATTTTTATCCAAAAATCTACATAATATCTATGTATTTTACCATCTATTGGTGAAATATAGGGTATTGCAATTTCTTCCGAAGACCATTCTAAAACATTTCTATTTCCATCACAAAAAACCATAAATTTTCTTTCCCAAAGAGATCTATATATAATTTTTGTATGATCTCCTTGGTATTTATGAATATTTTTTGGTGTAAATTTTCCTTTATATGCCATACATATATATAGTTAAAAAAGGAAAATAAATGTCCCAATTTCCAACATCTCGTTTGCCAGCAACACCGCTTGAATCTTTAGTAGCAGCAGCAAAAAACAGAAGCACAGGAACAACAAGTATATCGGTAAATGTTCCTTCTCTAATACAGGAAAGCGAAACAAGGCAAGATGCCTTAGTTTATAGTGTGATAAAAGTAATATCACAGGGAACAGATGCGAAATCAGGAAACCAATTACCAACAAGTAATCAGACATATGCTTTACCTGCTCCTTTGGATATAATCGATTTACATTCTGCAAATTGGGAAGGTGTACCTCTTGCAGGACAGGCCGCATATATAAATCAAGATAAAAATCTTCTCACGACTTTAGGCGATCAAGCCGCAGCGACTATTGGAGTTATTTTGGAAAGCCAAGAAGCTCTTGCAAGAAGCATAGGTCTGGCTGATGCTGCTAATTATATATCAATTGCAAATAGACAATCTCTAAATCCAAATGTCGAATTGGCATATAGAGGACCATCTTTAAGGCAAATACAATTTCAGTATAGATTAGTTCCTCTTGATCAAAAACAAGCAGATGGAATAAAAGAATTTGTTGACACAATGAGAGAATTAATGTATCCCAAAAGCACACCTTTTGTACTTGGTTATCCTGCTTTATTTCAAATTTCAATAAAGACTAGCACTGCTCCATCTCCTATTGGATCTCAAGGAAAGTGGTCTAATAAAGTATTGTTTTCTATGGGCAAAAATAAAACAGCAGCACAAACCGCGAGAGGAGACACGGAAAATACAGCAGGATGTGCTTTAACTGATTTACAAGTTTCTTATGGAGATCAAGGCACATATTCTGGACATGCCGATGGATCTCCTGGTTTTGTTAATTTAAATCTTACATTCCAAGAAACAGCACTTTCCACTAGGGATAGTATCGAACAAGAGTACAGTTAATAATGTTACAAAAATTAACAATATACAACGATAAATTAGTAACAGATATTATCAAAAAAATATATTTTTCTGATAATTTTGTTAAAAGCAATTTAGTAGATAATTATTTTATAAAAGATGATGATACACTTGAATCATTATCTATTGCATTATACAACAATATTCAATATTCATATTTTAATTTTATTTTAAATAATTATCAAAATAAATTTAAAGATTATCCAATAGAACAATCTGTTTTAAACGAATATATTGAAGAAAAATATTCAAATACTTCTATTGTTTTAAAAACTGATATTAATTTATCAAATATTAAATTTGTAGGAAATACTACTTCAAAATATAAAGTTTTATCATATGATAAAAGTTTTTGGAAACTAACAATAGAAAGAACTACAACATTACCTTCAACTTTACAATTATACGATGAAAATGAAATTTTATTAGGATCTACTTCAATCTATAATCCTTCTTATGATGACTCTTTTGGTCTTCATCATTTTGAAAAAAGCGGAGAAATACAAGACCCATACTCTACTCCTTTTGTTAGTCAAAATTCCTATATTGAAGGTTATGCAAATGGGAACTTAGAAGAATATGTAATTACAAATTACAATTATGAACTACAAAAAAATGACGAAAAAAGAAATGCCCTTTTAGTCCGACCTGAGTTTATTTCTTTAATAGAAAAACAATATAATAAATTAGTAAAAGGTATTAATAAAAATATCAACATACTTGATATTCCTTCAAGTACAACTAGTTCTATGGTGGAATAATGGCTGTAGGAAATCAATTTTTATTAGGTAATTTATCAGATGTTATCATTAGAGCAGAAGGCTCCGATGTAAATGTTCGCGATTATGTTGCTAAAATAACAGTAAAAGAAAGTATATTTGTTCCTTATGTAAGAGGATCTATCATAATAAGAGATACTGCTTCGACTGATTTTTTGAGAAGAATAAACACTAAGGGAGGACCAGAAAGTTCTGTTGAATTTTCATTTAATGGGCTTGAAGGTAACAATAAAACACAACAACAAGAAATATCAATAACACACGATAATTATAAAATATATGAAATTGTTCCTTATGCAACTTCAAATAGAGAAAAATATACAAAAATAAGTTTTGTTCATAAATTATTTTTTATAAATGAAAGCAAATTTATTTCAAAAGGATACGTTGATAAAAAAGTATCAGATATTGTTGAAGATTTAGGATCAAAACTTGATCTTGAATGGGGAGAAATAGAAGAAACGCAAAATTCTATAACAACAGGTTTAAGTTATAATAATATTTTTAGTCATATTGCAACATTGTTAAAATATTCTATTAGAAAATCTAATATTAATGATATTAATTATTTGTTTTGGCAAGATTTAAGTAATAAACATAATTTTGTTAGTTTGGGTAAATTATACGAACAAACATCAGGATTTGGTACAGATGTAAATTCTGGATTTATTTACGGAATTAATAATAATTTAAATTTTCAAGAAGCAAGAAGATTAGTATTAAGACATAGACCTATAGGAAAAAGTTCACTTGAAACTTCTTTAACTGGAGCATATTCATCAGCAATGCTTTTTACTGATCCTTTTTTTGAAAACAACCAAAAATATATTCATTTTAAATCTAAAGATAAATGGAATAAAAGTACACATTTGTCCCAAGTACCAAAAAATGAAAGTAATTCTGAGTTTTGGGATTATGTCGATGAGACAATATTGACTAGAAGATATTCTACAAATACAAATTGTTATTGTTGTCAGGAAAAAGAAGGGGGCCAAAGAAATCCTATATACACAGCACCAAGAAGATTGAGCCAAATAAGTAGTTTTTTTGAATTTGGAGTTAAGATTACAGTAACAGGAAATTCAAATACAAATGAAATAGGTGCAGGGAAAATATTTTATATGGGAAGACCTTTAATGACAGATCCTGCAGACAAAAAACAAGAAGATATATTTTTCGGTGGTAAATTTTTAACTTCTACTGTTCAGCATACTATAATCAATCCAACTAAAAAAACATTTAAATATCTAACAACTTTAAATGGATTTAAAGATTCATTAGGAGAAGAATAATGCATTTTTGGTATGGTATTATTGAAGATAGAAATGATCCCTATGAGTTAGGTAGACATAGGGTTCGTGTAATAGGAAAGCATACTGCGAATAAAGAAGAATTACCCACTGAGACTTTACCTTGGGCGATGTGTTTAACTTCAACAAATTCAAATTCAAATTCAGGTGTGAATGGATCTATTCCATCATTACCACCCGGAACAAGAGTAGTTGTTTATTATGAAGACGAAGGCGAAGACCAAATACCATTAATAATAGGAGTGGTCCCAAGTATACACAATGAACAATCAGAAGAAACCCAAGATGCCTTTTCGGATGAAGAAACACAAAACGGATTCGCTCCCGAATTAGAAGAACTAGAAACTACACCACAAGAAGTGGAAAATGTAGTTGTTATTCCAGGGGAATCTGCCTTAGTTGTAAATAAACTAAAAGAAAAATTTGCAAGGAAAAAGTATATTAATAGAAGTTCTTGTTCGATTATCGCAACAAATCCTTCAGATACTGAAAACGATAAAATCAATAGAAAAAGAAATACACCAGATAATGGTGGAAATTTATCAAAAGGTGTACGAATGGCTTTTTTTGATTATGAACCATATGAAGTTGCACCTCAAAGAAAGACAAATTCTCCTAAAGGCGAATTTCATGACTATGGTGAAAAATTAAAATCATTTCTTAGCACATCTACGTTTAATAAGTTTCCCCCTGCTCTAAAAGAAAAGAAAGATTCTAATAATGATTGTATCTACACACCAGAGTTTAAAGACTATGGTCAAGAACAATTTATAAATAGTTTAATTAACAATTTTGATAATTGGTTTGATAATTTACTAACATCAAAAGAAGAACTATGGGAACAGAATCCGGGTTTGAGGACTTACAGGGATATCTAAAATGTCTAACAAATGTGATCCTAAATTAAATATCCAGATCCCTGAAGCTTTACTTTTAGGGTTAAATGTGCTTTCAGAAATAGCACAAAATAGACCATTAACAACACAAGATGTTTTAAATGTGTTTAGCGAAGAAGAATTACAACAATTAGCACAACAACCACAATCAAGATCAAGAAGCCAACAACAAGATCAAGATCAAGTAACTTTTTCTGCTCCTGGAGGGGGACAATCTAGAAGTACAGGAGCAGGTTCACAGTTGCCTTCATCGGGAGGAGAAGCATCGGGAGGGCAGCCAAAAAGAAAAGCGTGCAGACCTAGCACAAAGGATAAAATTGGAGCATGGAATACTCCTGTTACTACATATGGTAGTATTTTGGGGATTCCCATAGAGCCAAGAGATCCCAATTGTCCATGTGGAGAATCAGAATGAAACCTCAAAAATCTACAATTTATCCCCACAATCATGTATACCAATCAGAAAGTGGTCATTTTATAGAAATAGATGATAATGCCGGAACAGAAAGAGTATCTGTTAATCATAGATCTGGTAGCTTTTTTGAATTTCACCCCAATGGCGATTTTGTTACAACTATTAATAATAATAATTTTCAAACAGTAAACGGACAAAACCATGTTGTTGTTTATGGATTTTCTACTATATCTGTTGGTAAAAATTTAAAATTATTAGTCAATTCAAGCAAAAACGAAACAACAGAAGAAGAATCTTACGATCTTGACATTGAAGTAGACGAAGGTGCAAATGTAAACATTTCAATTAAAAAAGGAAATTGTAACATATGCATTGACGAAGGGGATGTAAATTTAAAGATGGAAAAGGGCGATATGAAAATCACCCAAGAAGACGGTGACTTCATTCATAGAGTAAACGGAAATTATCGCCTTGATGTTGAGGGACAAATGGATGTAGTTGTTGGGGGGAATCTTATACAAAAAATAAGTGGAAGCAGATCTACTTTTATAGAAGGCGTTCTTGATTATTGTAAAATGGACAATGACAATGCTCATTTTGAGATTGAGGGCAACAAAGAATCTCGAAGAATGAAGTCTGATATTTATCTAAAAAGTGATAATTTTGTATCAAGAGCAGAAAAAAATGTAATTTTAGAAACTGTTTCTGATACAGGAGGATCAGGAAACATAGTCCTAAATTCTTCTGGTAATATTGATATTGCTTCTGGTTGGGATTCTTCTAGAAATTCAGAATCTATGGTATTTTCTCCTAATATAAATATTTACACACACAAATCAGGAAATATAAAATTATTTTCAGATAATAGTGTCGAATTGTATTCTAAAGGTACTACCAAATTCCAAATTGATTCGATTTTTAGTGTAAAAACTTCTTTATTATTGAAAAATTGGACAGAAGGACCAAATCCACAAAGTGTGCAAGTTCCAAATTATGCTTCTATATTTTCTCCAAAATATGCACAAATAAATTATAATGATATTATGAATAATGGGTTTAAATCAATAACTATATAATCTATAACTTCATATTACTATTATAGATAGGATTAATTTTGGAAACATTAATATCACAATTACAAGAACATATTAATTATGTGATATTGAGTTTTTTTATAGTTTTATTGGCGCTTCTTAAAGATGTTTTAATAAAAATTTGTAAAAAAATCAAATTAAATAAAGAATTGGATATAGAGAAAATAACACAAAAAGATACTTTTATAAATGAAATTTTATCTGAAATTCGAATAAAAAGCGATGCGGCTAGATGTTATATCTTAAAATTCCATAATGGAGATTATTACTCAAATGGAACTCCAATCGTAAAGTTCTCAATGACACATGAATCCTGTTCTTTGGGTATATCACATTATGTAGACCACACTCAAAATTATCTGCTATCAAGTTATAGTGGAATAAATGATTTATTAAAATCAAATAAAGATATAATCATAACATCAAAAATGAAAGAATGCAATTTTAAAGGATATTTACAAGAAAAAAATACATTAGCATTATTTTCTTTCCCTATAAGATCGCATAAAAATAGCGGAAACGTCATTGCTATTTTTTGTATAGAATGGTGTTCTCCCAGTAAAATAAACAATATAAATAAAAATAGCATTATAGAAATAAAAGAAAAATACGCGGGAATATTGCAAAATTTAGTAAATAAACACCAATGAAAAAAGTTTTAAAAATAACAGACTTATCTTATAGTTTTTTACCTCACCCTATAACAGGTAATGTTTTATTAGCAAAAAACGAAGATGCGATCAAACAATCTATTAAAACTTTACTTTTTTTAAATTTATACGAAAAACCATATAATACAGGTATTAATGTTGGAATAAAATATTTTTTGTTTGAATTGATGACTGTCGTAGATCAACAAAATCTTCAAGATAATATAAAAAATATATTAGAAACTTATGAAACAAGAATTTTCACAAATGATGTAGTAGTGTCGTATAACCAAGACAATAATTCTATAGAAATAAGAATAGATTATATAATCATCGGGGAAACCGCACAGCCAGACACCGTAACTTTCATATTTGGTAGAAGCAGATGAAAAATAAAAATTTAAAAATATCAGAAACAGATTTGTTAGGAATTAAACAAAATCTAATATCATTTTTGCAGACCCAAGATGAATTTACTGGATATAATTTTGAAGGATCTGCTATTAATGTATTATTAGATATATTATCTTATAATACTTATTATAATGCTTTTTACAATAATATAACAATTAATGAAATGTTTATGGATAGTGCAATTAAAAGATCTTCTATTGTATCTTTGGCAAAGCATTTTGGTTATACCCCAAAAACAATAACAGCAGCTTCTTGTACCATACAAATAAGATGCTTAACAACACAATCAACTCCTAATATTTTTTATCTTCCTAAGTATACTACATTTTTGGCAAGCAAAAATGGGGAAGATTTTGAATTTAAATTAATGGAAGATACTTATTTTACAACTGTAATAAACAGTCCTAACAATAATTCTACAACAATAGAAAAAACATCTGGTATTGTGTTGTTAAAACAAGGAAGTTTAAAAACATATACTTTTGTATATGATTCTAATAACCCAACACAAAAATTTGTTATTCCTTTTGAGAACGTAGATTCTAGTACATTAGTGGTTAAAGTACAGCCCGATCCAAACTCAAGTGAACAAGAATTATTCACCGTAGCAAAAAATATAACAGAAATATCCGAAGATAGTAAAATATTCTTTTTAGAAGAAAATTCAGACGGACTCCTTGAAATATTTTTTGGTGATGGATTACTAGGACAACAACTAAACGATTCTAGTGTCATAAGAATAGAAATATTACAAACAGATGGAGAACAGGCAAACGGAATAGGAGTAATAAATTCTACAACAATATTCTCTGTTAGTGGAAATGATTTTATTCCAACAATTACACTAACACCTACTGTTACAGTTGTTCAGCCTTCTTATGGAGGATCGCCCAAAGAAGATAAAAATAATATCAAAATAAATGCTACTAGAAATTTTACTACTTCTGAAAGAGCCGTAACCAAAAACGATTATAAAAATATTATCTTAAAGGATTATCCCCAAATTCAAGATGTTATCGTATGGGGTGGAGAAGAAAACGATCCTCCTGATTACGGGAAAGTTTTTATCTCAATAAAACCAATTTCTGGTTCTTCTTTATCAAACAACGAAAAAAGTAATCTTGTGTCAACTTTGACAACAAGAAGAAATGTTGTCGGTACATTAGTAGAAATTGTTGATCCTAATGTAATTTACTTAAATGTTAATGTAAATGTTAAAATAGATCCTATTAAAATAGAATCAATAACAGATATAAAAACAGAAATAAGAACTACAATTGATAATTTCTTTTCTGAATATGTTAGAGCATTTGATGCTGATTTTTATTCAGCAGAATTAATAGAACAAATACAGGATATAGACGAATCAATCATTTCAAATGATATTTCTATAACACTAGAAAAAAGATTCACTCCAACATTTGGAACACCATTGAATTATGTTTTTGAGTTTTCTAATTCCTTCTATACGCCGTTTTCTGGTTATACAAATATATTAACATCAAATTTATTTGGCTACCTTGATTCTACAGGCGTAGATCGTGATTGTAGATTAGAAGATGATGGTTTAGGAAATATAATGCTTTATTATTCAATAGGAACTAAAAAAGTTTATATTAATAAAAAAGCAGGTATTATAGATTATGAAAATGGAAAAGTAACATTAACAAATTTTAATCCTACATTTTTAATCAACAATTATCCAATTAGTCTTTATATTATTCCAAAAAATAAAGATATTATTGCTTCAAGAAAAACAGTTCTTGAATTTGATAAAAGATCTACAAATTCCCTTAAAGTAACAGAAGAATTAATACCTTATAGAAATAAGTAATATGATTAAAATTAATATTAAAAATCCTATTTCTGATTCTATAATTTTTACTAAATCCTTAGTTGTAAAATACGAAACAACGGGGTCTGATGTTAATTTTAATAAATTTTTATTTTTAGTAAATGGACAGAAATACGAAAACAGTAATTATTATGGATTTTTTTCTGTAGACAATTTGACTATAGGAAAAAATGAAATCATATACTATGCAGTAAACAAAAATAATAAAAAAATAATTAATACAGAAAACAGAATAACATTTGAAGTAAAAGAAGCAACGGTTGTTTCTACTACTCCAATGTCGTTATTTTGTAAAATGTCAATCCCTGATTTTATAAAAGATGATTATGCATCTTTTACTAATTTTATACAAAAATATTATAAATTCTTAGAAACATCAAATGTTCCGTATTTAGTTCCTTATGCACAGTCTGACTTCATAGACATAGACACTACTTCTGATTATTTTAAATCTTATTTTAAATCACAATTTCTATCAGAATTTCCACAAAAATTAGGAATAGATAGACAAACAGGAAATCCTTTAAATTTAAATGTTGTTATAAAAAATATTAAAAGATTTTACGAAGCAAAGGGTACTCTCGATTCTTTTAAATTCTTATTTCGAATGTTATATGATACAGAAATTGATATAAAATACCCAAGAGAAAAAATAATAAAAACTTCTTCTTCTAAATGGATAAGAAGAAAAAGTATAAAAATATTTTCATTTAATGATAATTTATCAACAGAAATAAACAATAGGTTTATATACCAATTAGACGAAAATAGTAATAGAGTAGCAAATGCCAGAGTATCAGATGTTGAGATATACAGAATCGATCAATATAAAGTTGCTGAATTATTTCTAGAAGATTATACAGGCACATTTGATATTTTTAGAAAAATATATTGCGATAGTGTTATATTAGGTGCTAATGAAACATTAGCGTTTTATTCTGCCTATTGCCCTAAAAATATAGAAATTGTTTTTGGTGGTTATAATTATAAAGTAAATGATTTAATAAGATTGAGACCAGTTCAATATGTTTCTGTTGATGGTGTATTTTATGGTAGTCAAGATTATAGTTCATGGACACAAGGGGAATTAAATGTTGGTGATATAGACGGACAAACTTTAAATCAATATTTAAATAATTTACCAGATACAGACACAACAATATATGATTTAGATGGATTTAGTTTCTCTCCTTTCCCTGAAGAATATTGGACTTTTGATTCTAGAGATTTCGGTTTCACTTTCCGAATTCCAGGAATGGCTAGAACTAAAGGAAAAGGATATCTTGCTCGAGTTTCTGAAGTCGGACCAAGGGGAGAAATACTAAAAATAGACCCCATAAGTTTTGGCTTTAATTACGAATCTAGATTAAATAATCTATATGTCATAGATATAGAAACAGATAAAGGCGTGGCTTTTAACGGAAACCTAACATACGATTTAATTTGTGAATATTCTCCTTATTATTCAGGATTAAAAAATCTATTAGGATATAACAGTGTCCTACAGGATAATTTTTATTATCAATCACATTCATATGAGATACAAAGTGAAATTGATATCGTAAAATACGAAGCTAATGTTAAAAA